TGTAAAAAAATCTCCTGTTGCCATATTTTGACCACTAACAGTTATTGATGGATTAAATCTAAAAGTATTGGTGTATGTAACAGCTTTTCCACCAGTACCACTTGCTATATCAGAACCAGATTCTACTAATTCTCTTAAACTTGCTGTAACTGATAAAGTATTTACTAAGGTTCTGCTGTCTTGATCTGATGATGTGAATAAAACTCTAAATTTAAAAAATCTACCTCTAAACTGTCCAGTTGTAAAATTTTGAAATGAACTAAAAGTTACATTATCATCACTTTTTGATATTTGTAATATTGTATTACTATTTTGAACTGTCTTTCCGTCAAATGGGTCTGGGCTTCCTGAATCAATATTTGTTGAACTATTTGGACGACCAGTATCAATAAATTCTGCAACATTCTCTACTGTTTGTTGTACATTAGAATCAAATTTAGCATTAAATATAGCTGGAAGTGTTATTGTGTTTGCAAAATCATAAGTGCCTGTACTTGGTACAGAAGATGATGGATTTCCTAATGTTCCAGTTGCAGTAAGACCTATATGATTTACTGAATCCTTTGCAACAATTTCTACGCTTGATTTAGTTCCTGTAAATCCTGTGTGTTCATTTATAGTCGTTTCTGTTGTAAATTGACTAGGTTCTATATCTGAAACAATTAAAGTTTCTAAAATAGATTGGTTTCCAAACTTATCTTCTGCTTTGATTAAATAAGTTCCTTTTTGATATGCTACAGTTGCCGTTGTGGCTGGTCTTGCAATTTTACTTATTATGGTTTTTGAATTTATAAATGTTGCTCCTGTAGTATTAGGATTATGTTTGATAACATAGTGAGATAAATCTAAATCTGGTACAGGGTCAAAAGTTAATATAGCTTGATCTCCTACAACATTTATAGAAAAATTTTCAACATTACTTGGTGGAGCAGATAAACCTACTACTGTATGTGTTGCTGTAATATCATCTGACCTTGTTCCTGTTGTATTTACATATCTAACTCTTACAGTATATGTAGTGCCATCTTTAACATTTAATACTTCAAATCTTGATTGTCTGCCTGTACCAACTGTAGTGAAATTTACTCCATCTTCTGAAAACTCAACTTCAAAATAATCAAAAAAATTATCTGGTGGTGGTAAAGGTGAACCATCACCCGCAAAACCTTGTGATTGATCTAATAATAATAAATCAATAGTTAATTTAGCAATTACTATTCCATCATTATATTCAACAATACTATCTGATAATGTCATAAAGTTAGTTACTTCTGATAAATCAATAGTTGTAAATGGATTTGGTAATGTAGTGGTTGGTGTTGATGATACCTGAGTTTTACTTGCAAAAGTATAATGTGAGTTTTGATGCTCTACTAAAGTAAGACCTATTGTAAAATCTTCATTGAATGTAATTGATAAAACTCTAAAATCTTTACCTGAAAATCCAAGTGAAGAATATGTAATTCCTACAATATCTCCAATCGCTAAATCATAAGCTGTAAAATCACAATTTAATTTAAGTAATAAAGATTCTCTTGATCTTCTTAAGATAATTTCTGCCATTTCTTCTGCTTGATAAGTTGAAGTTAATGTTGGAAAATCTGCTCTATGTTCTAATAAAATACCACCATCAGCAGTTTTCATATTTGCGTGTTGATCTGCACTTGATAAACTTGAATCATCAATCGGTGGAAATTGTGCTTGATCGACTTGAAAACTCCTAGCACTATTTACATAAGATACAATAACTCTATTAAATTTTGTATTTTTATTTGGACTTGATAAAACATATCCACCAATGATATTATCTTCTGTTAAAGTTATTGAAGCTGAACCAGTAGTTTCAATAATTAATTTATATTTACCTTGTGTATATGGAAGATAACCTCTGCAACCTTTAATAAGCTGTCTTAAATTATCTATAACTTTTCTCCTTGTATCTAAAACATAATTAGTATCAAATAAATTTATAGTACTTGCACCTGAAAATGGCGTTACTTGTGTATCACAAACTACAGAGGCATCTCTAAAACTTTGTAAATCAATATCAGATGTTGCTAATCCTTTTCCGTATCTTTCATTTCTTAAATAATCTAAAATACAAAATGCTGGATTTGTAGAATACGTTGGGCTTGACTCAACTAATGATGAATTCAAAGTTACAATTTTTTTACCTTTTATTTTTGCTTTAACAGATGGAATTGAACTAAATTTATCTTGTCTAAATTCAAATCTAAGTGCTAGATATGCTACACCTCTTAGTCTATGATTTGAACCCCAACCAGATACCTCAGATAATAATGAAGATGATACTTGATCGTCTTTACCCATAAAACATTGTACTTTTACCAACGGAAACTGACCAGCACGATTTTTAAAAGTAAAATTATTATCTGATGTAGCGTTTAATCTTTCAGTACCATGTGTTAGTGAACCTGACCAAGTAACTAATTTATCATCAATAAATATTTGCTCTACTGAGTTTATCTCACCCTCTCCTAAAACAAGAGCCATATACAAATAAAAATTACTAGACCCAGAAGTTTGTAAAAAAATTTGTGTACCACCAACAAGTCTTTCTCCGTAAATAACTGGTATTCCAGCATCATTTGATCTTTTGTTTAATAAAATACCTTGTTCATAAGAATCAATGGGTGTATCTCCAAAAGAACTATCAGGAAAAGACGGAAAAGATGGTGTCAACCATGAAACAGCAGATTGAACAACATTAACAGCAGTTTTTACAACTTTTTTTACAACTCTTGTTACTGGTTTTATAATCCTTTTAATTATTCTTCCCATAACCAACTTCTTTTTGTTTTAACTTTTAAATACTTAGTAATTTTTTTCTGGTCTGTTCTTATCCAATTTATAGTTTTTCCAACCCCAAATTTTTTTGTAAAATAACTTTTTGTCCACGACATAACTCTTTTTAAATCTTCAATGCAAACTGTATCTATGTGCCATAGATTATCACCAGAGTTCCAGTTAGTTAAATCTCCTGTATTTACAAAATGTTTAGAATCTTTGTCTGATAAAAATGCCCAATTTGTATAACCAATAAGTTTTTTATTATTATAATGTTTTTTTGATTGGTTTAATTTTTGGCAAGGTATTAAATTATTTTTTAAATCATCTTCTGATAAATGATTATATTGTTTAAAATATCTAAATAATGAGATTACATCTTGCATTATCCTTTACCCCATTTAATGTCTTGAACCATTTCTGATGCAAAATCAAAACCTACATCTGAACTAAAAAATCTTTGTTGTGAAATATTGTTAGTTCTTCTACCAGACTCTTTGTCAAAATCAGCCCAATGAGAAACTATTTTAAGATTTACAACACTTGATTGATTATTTTCGTTTATATCAAATCCGTCTATTTTACCTTTATATAAAAAAATAGGGTCTGCAATAAGAGCATTACTACTATTTAATATACCTCTAAATATAGTAACTTCATCATTGATTACATTTTCATTTAATACTACTGATATAAAAGTTGTATTAGCACCCGATAGTGTAAGATTTAATGTGCCTTTTGTAACGTCAACTTGTTCATCAAAATTAGATATTCCTAAAATAAAATCACTTGCAGAGTAAGTAACTGATGAACCAGATACAGATGACGTTAATGAAAAAGAACAATCAGTAATATTAACAGGAGTGCTGAAACCAATGGTAATAAGGTGTACGGGTCTAATATCATTTGTTGCTAATTGATTTTTTATTGCTGTTGTTAGGCTTCTTGTCATGTTCCTCGTAAATTGTTCTAATTACTTTTTCTGAACCTTTTAACATAGTAAAATTAAATTTGCTATCAGGTTTCTTATAGTCTTTTAGATCGTTAGTGTTAGTATTTATTTGATCTTCTGTAACAATAGCTTCGGCAACAAAATCTGCATTTATGTAATGAGTAATTTTATATTTATTCATTAAAGTGCTTCTTCAACATCTAACTCAAACTGGTATAATAATTTACCTTGTGAGTCAGAACCTACAGCACCAAATTCTTGAACATCATTAGTTAAATAAACAGTAAATGAAACATTATCATAAGTAACCGCTTCATTATTAGCTAAAGCATTTATTAATGGTGGTTCTATTGTAATTGTTGCTTCGTTTGACCCGTCTGCGGTTGCATCTGCAACAACCATATAAACTTTAGAATGTGAAGCAAAACTTACAAAATCACCAGCTTTTAATGAGCCTGTCATACCATCAATATCTATTGTAGTGTCTCCGACAGCGTGGACTCCATTTACAAGTACAGTTCCACTTACATTACCTCTTGCATCCTCTAGTTCTGGTGGGATTATTGTAAAATTTTCTTTTGATGATCTTTGTTTCATTATAAAGGCCATAAGTTCTCCATAAACATCTGATCGTTTTGCTGTAATAATTTTAGCTGTAAAACCAAATCTTTGACCATCAATTTGTCTTGATAATTTTTTACCACTATCTGTTACTGAAATAATTGTATTTTGTGTTGATCTAATTCCCATTGTAGAGAATTTAGATGTAGATATTGGAAAAGCACCTGACATTATATTACTGAGCCTCTACCTTGTTCATTTACTGCTTGGTTAATTAATGATGATATAGCACCTCTTGATCTAAATAGTAAGTCCTCAAAACCAGAAGCGTCTACTGTATTGATATTAAAATTAACATTTACTGCACCGCCGCCAGTTCCTCTTGCAGATTGAGTAATCTGTCCTGTCTGATTTGGTATAAATAATTCTGCACCACTCTCGCCAACCACAACTGGCTTTCCTTTTGATACAGCACCACCTTTGTCAAATCCTAATAAGCCACCAAAGAAACCACCAAACCCGCCAAAGAAACTTGTCATTTTAGAAAATATAGCTTGTTTTTGTTTTTCTCTTGTAATCATTTTTTCAATTAATAGTTCAGCACCTTTTCTAGCAACTATTTCTATAATAGCACTTAAAACATTTATTGCCAAAGTTTGTGCCATACTTTTAAAAGTGTCTTTCAAACTTTTTCCTAATATTACTGCTTCTGCTAATCCTCTTGACATACTTTTAATACCACTATCAACTGTATCTACTATAATGTTTCTAATATCTAATGTTTTGTTTTTTAAATTTTGTAAAGCTTCTGAATTTAAATCTTTAAATCTTTCCATAGCTTTTTCTGTAGCTGATGGGATTCTAATAGACATTTCATGTTCAAAATCTTCAAGTAGTACATTACTTTTTTCTATTTCTTTATTTACTTTTTTTATAGGTTCTACTTTTATTGGTATTGATAATTCACTTTCAAAAGGTTTTATTTCAGGAAATTGTATTAAAGGTTTATCTCCAAATTTTTCAGTAAATTTATCTACTCTATTTAAAAAATCTAAAATAACTGCTAAACCTAAAAATCCTTTTTTTCCAAGTAAGAAAGCACCTATTATTCCAGCTTGTTTAATTACTGCTGGTAATGAGTTAAAAGTTTCTACTAAACCTACTAATGTATCTTTAACTTTTGTTAAAAACGGAATTAAATCTTTTCCAAGTTTTACAGCACCAACAACTGCGTTTGCTAAATTTTTTCCTACTGCGATTGCAATATCTTCAATTTGTTTTGCGTTCTCTGCTAAAAATTTATCTAAATCTCCAAATTGATTTTTAAGTTCTTCAAAAAATCCAGCTTCAAGTAATACTTTTTTAAAGTTAAATATTTTATCACCTATCATTGATAGAGTTCCCTCAAAAGTACCAGCTAACTCATCTGTTGCACTTCCAAATCTTCCGCCTCTACCAAATACTTTCTCAAAAGCTTTTACTGTTTCTTCAATTGAAACTGTTGCACCAGCTTGGAAACCAAGCATATTTCTTACACCTTTTTCTCTAAATAAATCAGCCGCACCAATACCAGCACTAAATGATCTTTGTATTTGTTCTGCCGCCGTTCTAAAATCTAATCCTGTTGTTGCCGCTACATTCCCTGTAATCTCCAACATCTTTTGAAGATCATCTGCATTATCTGTAACTGTCGCTAATATTCCTGACCCAGATTGGATTTCCTCTAAAGAAAAAGGAACTTGTGATGCAAACTTAGTCATGTTTTCAAAGGCTTTTGCACCCTCATTAGTATCTTTAAGTAAAAATTTTAATCTTACTCTTAAATTTTCTAAATTTTTTCCTGTATTGACTAAGTTTCTTGTAATTAAACCAGCACCTAAACCAACAAAAGCACTCTGCAAACTAAATACTGATTTTCTCAATCTTCCTAATGCACCTTGTAAACCACCAAAAGTTCTTTTTGTAAGGTCTTTTGCTATTACATCTATTTGGAGTTTTTGGGTTGCCATTATGTTTTAAATCTTTTTGCTTCTGATAGTTTCTTTTGATTATTATACTGATCTTGTTCTTTTTTCAAGTAAGCTAACCAAAGATTATAATGGCATACGGGCATATCAAGAACTTCTTGAATTGTTATATGAAGTCTATCTGCTACGGCTAAAAGCGACCTTGTATCTGGGTCGCTATTTACTTTTTTTCGGCTTCCTCGAATGAAGTATCTAAAAGAATTTTATTGGCTACTGTTGCAACAATATTTGAATCTGCTTTTTTTCTGAGAGCAAATTTATCTTCTGGTTTGAAAGCTTTTTGAAGTTCACCTTTTTCATCTTTAACTAATAACTTCATAATTAGTAGGTCAACCAAAACAGTTAAGTCTTGGAAGTTATTAGATTTCTTAAAGATTATATTTTTTTCTTCAAGTGTTAAAGGCTCAGAATAAAACACAGATGGATTTCCATGTTCATCTTTCCATTCATCTACTTCAATAGTAATAGTTTGTAAGCTTTCAAAGTGAGATTTAACTCTGTCGATAACTGACATAAAATATTATTAGACAGTTCCTCTAGTTAATGCTCCTGTACCTTGAAAAGTTACTGATCTTGAAACTACTGCATCCATAGCGTTATTTATTGACATTCCTGTAACGATACCAGTTCCAGTAAAACTTTGATCTCCTGATGTGTTACCCTCTGGAAGCAATATAAAAGCTATTGAAGAACCAGCAGTTAGAGTTTCTTGTGGTGAATCAGTTTCGTCATAGTGCATTTCTAATGTACCAGAGAACGAAGTTCTACCAGCTACGAATGATTTAGTTGCATCTGATAGTTGAGTATCCTCTACAACATCTCCTGTAGTTTCCAATGTAAATCCTGTTAGTTCCCCAACAGCACTTCCACCAGCAGTAACTACTCCTTCTTTTCCGTGATGTGTTGCCATTTGCCTTTATCCTTTTTTGGTTTTGATTTATTTTCTTCTTCTTGTTTCCAACCAAGACTTAAAAAATTTTCAAGTTGAGTTTCATTGATAGTCATTTCATTCTCACCTTTATATATTTTAATATCTTTAGCCATTATGTCTTTTATTACTTTTCTTCTTCTTCGTCAATCTCATCTTCGTCAAAATCTTCTTCTAAATCTATATCTTCTTCAAACTGTTCTTCTTCATCATCTCTTAATTCAGCTAACAAATCTTTGACTTCTTCACACATAATAGATTTTTTTTTTCTATTTTATCAATAACTTTATCTTTATTCATGTAATATCCTTATGGAGTTCCCGCTTGGAACTCGTAAGTGCATCTAATTGTCATTCTAATACCACCAATAGGAAACAATGTACCTTCGTCTGTTTCTACTTGTATTACTTCTGTATCAAGTGCGTTATTAGATCGAGTAATATCAGATTCTAATGCAGTTTCAATAGCTGTTATAAGTTGGTTTCTTTTTGTATCAATATTAGCTTCTGCCCCTTTTACAAAACCTAATACAAGAAAATCAACAGTAGCAATTCTAGTTTTAGCACCAGAGCCTAATTCTTGATCTTCTCTAGTCTCCTCTGATGTTTGAACAATAACTGCTGGATATTGTTTATCAGATAATTCATCTAAATCAAAAGGTTGTCTTGTTGCTTTTTTAATTGTTATTGGTGATGATATTGCAGATATTGTTGATAATAAATTTGATGCAATATTTTCTCTTGTACTCATAGCTTGAATTTCCTTAGTTCATCTTTTACAAATTTTTCAAACGATTTGTTTATAATCTTTTCTGTTCTAGTGTTAAAGCCAAAAAATTCTCTTTTGGGGTCAGTAGTAACTTGATTGAAAAAAGCCTTATCTATTTCTTCTTTTCTTGAGAAGGCTAAAGTTATTTTATGTTTGCCTGTTTTCTTTACCATTGATGGAGTCAAAGCACCTAACATTCTTCCTGTATAAAATAAATCTACTGCTGTTGGTTTACCTTCTCTTTGTAATTGTTTTATGTAACCTTCTGAATAAGGAGCAAATCTTCTATCTTTAAAGTCAATACCTTTTTTCGTTTTTTCTCTAATAATATCAACTAATTGAAAACCAGCTTGTTTTACACCTTTATCAATTATTCTTGGTAATACAGAACTAAACTTTTTTAGTTTAGCAGATAATTGTTTTGAATTTGTTTTTATATTTAGATTGACAGCCATTATCTATTCAATCTTCTAAAGCCATGTAAAGGTTCTCTTTCACTTGTAGATATAGTTCCGCCATCATCACTATCATATTCTACACCATCTTCTAAGATTGATCTAAATTCTTTATTGTATTCTGCCATATAATATTCACCCATTCTTTCAAATCTGTCTTTGTCAGCCTCAGGTCTAAATTTTGTAAGTGCTGGTAAAAGAAATCTACCAAGAAATAAATATACACCAGCTCTTTCAAACTGATCTAAATTTACTTTTGTATTGTCCATCTCAACAGTATTTAAAACTGTAATATCTGTGTAGACATTTGTTTTATAAGTTGGAAACCATTCTATTCTAAGCTGTCTTAAAATATCGTTTGTGGTTTGTGCAAAATAATTTGTTGCTTCTGTTGAGCCAGATGCAATACCAAACTCAAAAACATCAGGTTGATATTTGGTAACATCACTTGCAGTAATAACATTTGCACCAGTAAAATTTGTCATTATTTATTTCCACATAAGATAAGCAATAATTAAAATTAGTGGTATTGAGTACATTGGATTATTTTTAGCTTTTATCCATACCCATTTTGACCATTTTTTTGCTTTCATAATTATAATCTTGTTCATTTCTTTTTCCTTGTTTTTCTTTTCTTAGTTTTAAGTTCTACTACTTTATCAGAAATGTCTTTTGCTGTCGCTTTTTTAATTTGTTTTTTTACTGAGTCTACAGGAGTAAATCCTCTCATTTGAAAATGTTTTATATTAGCTTCGTATTGATCTTTAGCCCTAGTTATAATTTTTTTTCCATTAGTTAATCTTATATTCATAAAATTTCCTTTTGATTATCAGGGAGATTTCTCTCCCTGATAAAATTACGATTATTGGATTGATGAATCTACGTTTAATTCAACACCATAAGTATCGTTTAGTTCTCCTGTACCATATACAGCAGTTGCCACAATCTCGTCTGCTCTTAGAGAAGCATCTCTTTGAGTTTCGATTTTTAGGTCTTGCATCATAGCTAACGCCAAAGCGTCTCTATGGAATATTGCACCTTTGTAGTCTCCTGTAGTACCTGGATTATTACCAGAGTTGTCAGCAATATTTGAAGTTTCAAATATTGGAACACCAGCAACATTACCAACAAAGCCTGTTGTTAAAGCTTCATTTGATAAAGGTGATTCTCTACCTACGAATGTGTTTGTTAAATTACTTTTCAAATCAAACGCATTTAGTGGGTGGAATACACCAGCTAGGTCTGACATTGGTACTGCATTTTTTCTAAGTATTGCTACTGCATTAAATACATTAGCCGCACTTAAAACTGCTGTACCATCTCCAACTTCTTGTGAGAAACCATCAAATAACGCAGTTAAGTCTGTGTCTATTTTTTTTGCGATTGCTTCACCAAAAAGTCTTCCAATATCTGCCGCAACATTTCTTGGAGCCGCATTTCTTCCTAGATCAGTTAAAGTTGTCATAATTCCAACTTCTGATGCTGTTATAGTTACAGATGTTGGGTTGATTGCTGTGTTAGATAAATCAGATGCT